GCCCTCATCCATAAGCTTCTTTATCTTCGAACTCACCCACTTATCGTCCTTAGACATAGGTCAAGCATTCACGAACCGTGAGCCGCGGAGAGCCGCACCCATACCACGCTTCTTGCCCGTAGTTACCTTTGCCTTCGCCGTGTTAGGCGTAGCAACGTCTTCCATCTGCTTATATGGAATACGGCCCTGATCCTTAATATCCGCATACGGTTGCGCCTTTTGCGCCGCACCCGGTGTATTCGTTACAATCTTTACACTTGCCATTTTAAACTCCTATTTCTTCTTTACAGGGCTACCATCGTTAGATTTCAGAAAACCTGCTATCGTACTTTGATATAAAGGCATATCAGGGACTTTACGAACAGGTTTGCCCGGCGGAGGACCGAACCGATCCCGTAAAATCTTGTCTGGATAATTAGGGTTTTCTTTGCGCAGCTTATTTCTCCGCATGTTCTCTCTACCAGAAAGACGAACCTTGTCGGATGAGGGCGTGGTTCGTGCCATTTTAAACTCCTATTTTTTTCTTACGGGACCACCGCGTTTAAGCTTTTTCATCTTCGGCATCTCTGTGCCAGAGGCCAACTTATTTAAATTTAACATAGCACCTCCCCCACCACCACGAGTAACAGTGTTCACTTTAAAACGAGCTTTCCCCCCAGCATTTTGAACAGTTTCTGGGATTCTGGCATTAACCCGCTCACGCGCCTTTATTACTTTAGGGTGTTTTGCGGCTTTCTTTCTTGCCTCAGATTCGTTCTCGGCATTAACCGTAACAGTACTTGGAACAGCAGAAGAATAAGAAACGGATCCCGTTTTCGGATTACGAGATTTAGGTTCTCGCAACTCATACTTTACTGTATACTCCCCCATCACTGACCCCTTTGCTTCAAAAGTTCACGCTGCATCGCACTGTCTATGCGAGCCGCCGTCTGAGCCTCTTGGCTCGCCAAACGCTTCTCAAATTGCTCCATACGCATCTGTTGGTTCTGGGCCTCAAGCTGCAATCGCGCCTGATCGTTCTGAGCATCCGCCTGCTCCGCCTGAGCCTTGATCTGCAACTCTTGCTCTTTCAACTTTACCAACGGATCCGGTTGACCCGCACCAGATATCTGCGCACTCATCTGCTTCACTTGCTGCAAACCTTGCGCCACACCCTGTGCAACCAAAGCCTGATACTGCATCTCCTGTTGCTCCGCGGGCATCGGACCAGCTTGCTGCAACTGCATCATCGCCTGCTCTTCCGCCTGCAACTTTACATGCTCCATAACGTGCTTCTGCATCGCCATCGCAACAGGCGGCATACCCCCAATCATAGGACTCGACGCAAAAACCAAATGCGCCATAATATGTGCCTGATGATTCTGACCCTGAAACGCAACCAATGGAACCATATCCATAGCATTAATGTTCTCAGATGCAGGGTCCGTGGGCCGCGGCTCCTCGTCAGGAACCTTCTTCATTAACCGGTCAACATCGCTCACACCAATCGCTTCATACATATCACGATAAATCTCATGCATATTATGCAACTCAGGGGCCGACGTCGCCAACTGCATCTTAGTCTGAGCCAAAGCTATCCGCTGCGCCTGACTAAACGTATTCGGATTACTTACAGGAATAATATCTACACGGTCATCAAAATCAGACGCCATCACCGACTGATCACCGCCCGCGACACTGTACGGATACTCCTGCGGCAAAAACTCACTCATCACACGGGCAAGCAACTTAAACTCAATACGCATCGCATAATGAAGCCGCTTGTGAACAGCACTCATTACACGCGTACCTTGCTCCAACATCGCTAATGTCGTACCAACCGCAGCTTGTTGATTACCATCACCAACCTTCAAATCAGTAATCGTCGCAAACCGCTGACCCGCCTGAACCACAAAACCCAACAAATTAAACAACGTCTGGTCCGGTCCCTTAAATGGTAGCGGCATGAGGCTGTCACGAATCGCCCCACCGGGTGCATCCACGTCGCGGAACTCACCCGGCTGCAACGGATCATCGTCGTCCCTGATCCGTAGTCCGCGGGCCTTGAAACCCGCCGGGAGATTGGACAACGTACCAGCGTCGATTAATTGCCGCAGCGCCGCTGTGGCGGTCCGTGACAAACCGCCAATCGTATGGATCAATCCCAACCCATAAAAACCAAAACCCGGTAAAAACTTGTAATGCACAAAATATTGTATCTTGCGCTTTAACGGATCATCCTCGCGATAATTACGCCGAATCGACAAAACCTGACCATTATCCTGCGAAATCGTCACAATATAAGGTACTTTTATGCCCGTAGGCTCGCCGTCCTCGTCCTCATCCTCAAACCCATCAAGGTCCAAATTGGCGTGAAACTCAATCAAAGTGCAGTCATAATCAATACTTCCGGGCTCAAATCCCGTAATACGGTCCAACTCACCCTGAACCTCATCCGCCGCACCTTGCTGCGGTATAACAGGTATATCACGATATACACCCGCCAACTGTTGCTTGCGTAAATCATTCAAATTCATCCGTATTACATGCGCAATGTTGCTGCACGTGTCCAAATCAGACGTCTCATACGGAACAACCAAATGCTCCGCAGGAACAAACTTACTGACCGCACGGCCCATCACCTCATCATAATACACCTTCTTAAACGTACTACCCGCCAAAGGCAGATAAAACAGCATCTGGTCCATGTCTGGAGTGTAATCCTCCATAACATTCGTAATATAGTAATTCATAAACTTACGAACACGCGACGCTTGCTCCTGCTTGGCCCGCGTCTCGTCGCCCATAATTGCCGTCCGAACGGGCCCCGACGACGGTAATAACTCATTAAACGCCTGCGCCTGAAACTGCGTCGCAGCTTCCGCCAAAAGCGGATGAGTCACACCAGAGGCTCCACGAAACGGTTGAGTACGCTCCTCGTAATTAAACCCAAGAAGCTCTAAACCCTCCGTGTACGCATCCTCCCACTCCTGACGACTGGCCTTGTTCGCATCAAACTCGCCCAGCAACTCAGAAGAAATAGATCCCAACTCGCGGTCATCCATAACCTCCGCCAAGTTGGCACCAAAATCCATATCATCAAAATCTTCCGACGGATCAAAGTCTACAAGAACACCACCGTCATCCTCTTCGACAATCTCAATCTCCTCGTCGCCGTCAAGCATCAAAGGAGTCTCTCGCGAATCAGGTATCTCTAACTCCAACTCCGCCTCTAAATCAGACATGTCCAATTGAGACGGAACATTCCTGTCCATTAATCCGCCAATAGGTGATCTCGCCATAGAACTCTCCTAGTAATACGACCTTACCATAACAGACTTTTCCTCATCTTGCCAATCATCTGTTGGCAATTGAATAAAATTCCCCTGACGATAACGCATCAAAGCCTGCGTCATACTGTCAACCAAATCGTCATACTCCCCCTCCGGAAACGCCGCAACCTCCTCAATTAACTCATCCGCCCAACTCTTGTCCGGAGCCCAAACCATGCCAGCCTCAAATAACGGACTTACCGCAAAAACACGACTCACCTTGTCATTACCCTTGCTCGGCGTGAAATTTACAACAGGTATCCCAGTCTGCCGCATCTCATGCGTCAAAGGCAAACCACTCGCCTTCGCCTCAATAATAACCGTGTCAGGCTCCCAATACTCATACTCCTCAAAAGCCAATGCCTTCAATTCAGGAAAATCATAACGACCCTTCTTCGCATCCAACAAAATCAAATTAGGCGGACCAGCCTCCTCCGGATAAAATACTCCCCACGTCGTAATCGCACTAAAGTCAGACCGCTCACGCTTCGTAAACGCCGTGTCATAACTCTGTATCACATACTGCAAATTAGGTATGTTCTCACCCTCCCAACGACGCCACCACTCCCGCGGTATAATCGCATTCTCCTCACCCGTAGGATTCTGCTGATACTGCGCATTCCACTTACTCGGCGGAATAGATGCCTTCACCGCCGTTAAATCCTCAATACTCCAAAACTCAGGCCAACACGGCTTACCATCATCAAAAATAGCAGGTAACTCAACTACCTCCCACTGATCCGCTAATGGATCCTTCGCCATCGCCCGTAACAACTGACCCGTCATGTCCTTCTCCGACCAACGAGTCTGAACCAAAACTATACTACCCCCCGGCTGAAGACGTTGGCGGGGACCCCCAGTATACCAATCCCAAGCATCATCAAACCCACTGTTACTCATAGCCGTCTGCTCAGAATGAGGATCGTCAATAATCACCAAATCACCACCACGACCCGCCAAGTTCGAACCAACCCCAACAGCATAATACATCCCACCACGGCTCGTGTCCCAACGACCAGACGCCTTACTGTCCACCGCCAAACGAACCTCCGGAAACACCGCCTTGTACTCATCACTGTCAATCAAATTCTTCGTCTTACGACCAAAGTTAACAGCCAACTCCGTCGTGTGCGTCGCTTGAATAATCTTCATCCCCGGATTACGGCCCATCATCCAAGCAGGAAACAAAAAAGACGCAAACTCACTCTTCGTGTGCCGCGGTGCCATGTTAATAATCAAGCGTTTTAACTCGCCGCTCGCGACGCGTTGAAGCTTTTCCGCAATGATTTTGTGGTGCCTACCAGATATAAACTCAGGCCACATCGCATGTACAAAATGTAGAAAATTATTTTGCGCTAATTCGTTTTTCTCCAACTGCGCCAAACGCAACTGTAGTTTTAGCATTCGATCTTCGATTGAACCAACGGTTGCATTCATGCGGGGCCCCTATGCGACTTTATCTAAATTAACCCAAATCAATATTATTTTCTACATGATTATTTGTCAAAAACATGGCCCATGCACCCGTGGGCTCGCCACGGGGCCGCGGCGCGAAAACGGCGGATTTTGGCGCGAAAATGTCGGTTTTTGACCCGATATTCGGGGGACCCGATCCGGATCGCCGACATCCGGCGGCTGCGCGATGTTTGCAAACCAGCGTTGCCGGTGACATCAAACGCGGGCCGCGAACGCCCGCCGGTGGATCTGGCGACGACCAGCGCGGGCCGCGGATCCCCGCCAAACTGCAGCGCGAACCGCACCGGCTGCCGGTGGGTTTGGGCCGCGAACTGGGCGGTTCGAACC